TCCTCATCATAATTAGTCAAAGTTCTATCATAGAATCCATTGTTTTGGTAAGATTGATTTGATATTTCTTTTAAGTCATCATTAGTAAGCCAAGGGAATTCTTTCTTTAATTCATTTATATGTACGCTCTTAACTTCCCCAACATAATATATATCGTCAAAGTAAGGCGATTCTGTATATGACCAAACTAAATTAACAGGGTCTACGTATTCAACTGTAGCTCCTTCCGCTTTACTAAATCCGTTCTTAACTGCAGCAATACCTATAGTAGCTAAGTCATAAGTGCATCTTTTCTTAGTTAAGTCGTATTTATTACCTTCTAGTAAAGTGTTTATAGCTTGCTCCTCGGCAAGTTCCACTTCTTGCTTATAAGACAGTTGCATGTGCAAGTTAAGCTCTTCTTTGTTTTTCGGCAGATCTTCCGGATTGTTTTCAAATAAGTTAACGCCAAATTCAGCTTCTACATATTCACCAAGCTCTTTTGTCTGCATGTCTCTAAGTATAGATTCCATATACTTAGTTCTTTTGTCTACCCCATAAGGGTCTTGAGAATAAGCTTTAACATCAAACATTCTTTCTGATATACCATTAACTAATATATCTACAAACTTAGGTATTATAGGTACAGGTTTCCAATCTAAATTAAGATAAGATAAGTCTCCGTTTATTGATAACTCATCTTTGTATTTTTGTACTCCTTGTTCTCCTCTAGCATATAATCTTAAATTATGAAAAGTGTTTTGATTACTTTTAAAACGACCAATACCATTATCAGAACGAAACCACTCGTTCTCTATCGCTCTACCTACTCTAGTTCCATAGTCTAAACTCATCTTCTCAGAATCGCTAGCTATTTGGCTTGGAAAATAACTTGTTATAACTGACTCAGCCATATTTTTATTTTTCTATTAATTTCGAAACACTTCCTGCATTGGAGTATCTGCTTATTTTTAAATTTAGTTTTTGCTTTTGCCTTTCCGCGGATGGACTATATAAGTTTCTATTAACAGCCATTATAGCTAAACCTGAGCTTATAGCTGCATCAAATTTAGTTCTGTTATTAATATCAAATTTAGCCCAATCATTTAGCGTAGTATTAAAATACATTCCTCCATATTGCCCGTCTTCCTTTATTCCCACATATCTATCTATATAGGATTCAATTGCTGCAGCGTGTGCCTGCTTTATATCCTCACTAGAGTTTGGTATTCCTCCAATTTCTTTTTCTGTTTTAGACAACTTATTCCAAAGTTTGTCTGGCCTATTCATTGAATAACCTCTATACCCTCTTCTTTTTAAATAATACAAGAGTCTAGGCTTGTTATTTTCACATAACAAAGGCATGCCGTAAAACACTAAAGCCATCAATACGTCTTCGAAAAACATTTCCGCTGTTTGAGGTCTAGCTAGGTATTCAAGAAAAAAGGTATTAGGGGGAGCATCTTCCATTGAAAACTTTGTAAGTCCATGAAGAGCACCTTTAGACCCTCTGCCATCTGTTGTACCGCTAATATCATAACTATCACAGCCAAAAGCACCAATGTGATCATTGCCTGGCGACTTAAAGCCATTCTTAACATATTGTTTGTTTTGTAAGTTTAAACTTGGCACCCAGGAAATATTAAATCTTCCTTGGGGATTAGGTGTAAATTTAACCTTAGTGTCTTTTATTCCGTTTTCCCAACTAAAACTTCCACGCGTTAATACTCCTGAATGTTTTAAGTCTTCGTTGTAATCTATTTGCTCGTATATCTTTACTAAATTATATAAGCTGTTTTGAGTCTCATCCCTGAAAGCATGTTCTGTTGTACGTGGAAACTGCCTGTAATGCTCGTTTAAGCCGTCCTGGTCGCCTTTTAATCCATCTGCTTCATTATTCCAATGCTCAATGACTCCGAGCTCAATAGGCTCGCCGTATGGGTCTTCTAAAGGTTTTTCAGGAGTATCGAATACGGGCATTCCGTATTTATCAATGAATCCCTCATAATTCCATTCCATAGGAATGAACATACTATATAGTCCAGATTTGGTTTGTCCATTCTTATTTCTTTTAGCTATATCCGATGCTTGATATAATTTTTTAAAATTGCTACCCCCTTTGTCTAGCGCGTTCGAGGTAGATCCCATCATACACTTGCCGATAATTCTACTACCTAGTCGCAAGCATGTTTTGGTAACCCCCCAGTTGTTTAGTATATTGTTAGGTCTTTCCCACTTACCCGATTCATCGTGAACTAAAAGTTTTAACTTTTCACCGTCATAACTATTGTCCCCTGTGTTTTTATAATCTATAGTAGTGTCTAATCCCTCCAATATTATCTGATCCGAAGCAGTATTTTGTATAGATCTTTTTGTTAATCTAGAAGCCGGGACCCTATAAGCTAATTCTTGCTTTGGTCGATCCATACCGTCCTGGATCGGTTTAAAGAAAAACGGATAGTTGATCGATATAGGCACGACTTTGTCCGTGAACATCTTCTTCGCATCAGCTCCCGATTTCGATAGTATACCGAACCTGGAATCACTCGACACCGTAGCTTGGTTAATTGTTTCTCCCGACGCCATGAATGAAAATCCAGAACGTCTGTTTTTAAGGTAACAAATACCGTAACAACGTGTATCTGCCTTGCACGCTTCCCAGAATATATAGAATAACCTGTTTGATTCACGAAAGTCGGGTAACCCCACATCGATTTTTGACCATTGCAAATACATGTAGTGAGTACCAGTAATATAAGTAGGTATATTGTTGTTAAGAAACCAGTAACCATTTTCTCTTCTTTCAAATTGCTCATCTATATAGGGTTCCCATTTTTCCTTAAAGCTATCCGGGTAGTCTTTCCACTCAAATATGCTTTGTATTCTCTTAAGTTCTTTAGGGTATTCTTCAGGTTTCCATAAATTATTACCTTTAATTAGTTTTTTTGGTTCCTTAGGTAAAGCTATTTTTAAACCTTGTATATTATATATTTCTCCTATTTGGCCGGTATTACTAATAACAATTATGTCGTTATCTTTATCGTATCCGTATTTCCAATTTTTTAAGCTGTTGCGCTTAGATAGCACATTGCCTTTTACAGGAGTTATGACTGAGTATAGATCTTGCTTGTACATTACTTAGCTCTTCTTTCTGCAAAGCCTTTATAAGTTTTTTCCTTAGACTCTTCTTTAGGCTTTTCATTTAGTATATCCTCTTCCGCTTGTATTCTATTTAGTATTTCAAACGCATCAAATATAGCTAGCTTTTTTGTAGCCGCCGCGTTTTTAAGTCTATCGGCAGAAATGTCATCGTCTGAATCTACAATAGCTTCTTTTGCTACTTTAATTAATTCTTCAACTGCTTTGTGCCCAGCCTGGATTATATTCTTCTTCGTCTCCTTTATATTCATATTTAATTGTGATTTGATTGGTAGGAACTCGATACATTTTTTTGCCTTCTACAATAAATTCGTATTCAGCCCCGGGTCTAAACCCTATAAGATCATTTGCTTTTATAGATTTAAGCGCAGGATCTTTATACTTTATTATGCCTACTCCTTCTTTTTCAAAAGAGCTAGAGAACATTTTTGTTTCTTTAATAGGTTGTACAAAATTAAAACCTTCGCAAGCTAGCCATTTGTTATTTCGCTTGTATGCAAATATTTGATTGGGTTGCACAAAATATTTATCTTCTTCGTAAAAACTTCTTGAATTTTTTTCTTTACCACGTATGTCTCTAAATCTCCTAAATACATTGTGATGTATTATTATTATATCGTCTTTACGTATTTTAGTGTCGTTAAAATAGGGCTCTGAAATAACTAGCCCTATTCTTGATACATACGAATGATTCTGTAATTCTGTGTTTAATATAAATTCTGTACCGTCTATGTTTAATTTGTTTTGATAACGACTCTCCAATGGTCTTACCACAAAATCGGTATATCCTTTCATTAGTATTCTAAGTTATACTCTATTGCTATTGCCATGTTTTTATTGAAGTCTTTCCAGGGCAATACTTCATTATTTTTGGTTATATATATTGAGTACTTGTTTTCTTCTTCAATTATACTATCTATAATATGACCACCATACACTTCCTGACCTACAGAATAGTGCATGGCGTCATTTTTATAGTCTCTACCTATACTTATCTTACGTACTAGGTGCATTATCTTTCATTTCTCCGGTAACTATATCTATAGACACATCACCGTATTTTTCCTCTAATGTTTTTTGCACTGCCTCTAGCACGTCCGTCTTCATTTTCATTGTGTGCATAAGATCGTGCTTTTGGAGCTCAATACCTCCAACTTGCATTTGCAATCGGTTAACAGCTTCTACTGCTGCTTTAACACTAGTTAATTCATCGTTTGTAATAAATTTACCACCTATTACAGGTACTTCTTTTTTTGTTTTCTTTTTTGCCATTTGATTAAATTTAAAATTAATATTCCGTTATTTTATTTATTACGCGTTTTTGTTACTTATTGATTTAGCTTTTTCGTACGAACGCCCAACAAAATAAGCGCCATAGACAGTAACTAGTAAAGTTTGAAATATAGGTATATACTCTTCTGCTATTTTAAACTCGCCTATATTACCATCAAAAAATGCGCAAGCAGTAAATATAACTGTTAAATATATAAGTACCATAGGCCTTATATTCTTTGATAAGAAAGAATCAGACTTCATATCTGACTCCCATCTTCTAGTTACTTGCTTTTGTGCATCTGCCTCCGCTTCTTGCAATATAACTTCTATTGCCTTCTTAGCTTCTAGCTTTTCTTCTTTGCTTGTTATAAGATTATCGAGAACGCCACCAACTTCTTTGATAACGTTCCCGGTAAGCCATGACCATATTTTATCCATTTATTCTCCGTATACTTTCGCTTTTTTTGCCATTTTAGCATTTCCTTTTTTAGGAGTTACTCTTCTAGCTCTTACTGCCTCTCTTCTTTCTTTTCGATCAATACGGTTTTGCTGTTGCATTGTTTGTTTAGCTGGAGAACCTTTTCTAGCAGCTTTTCTGTTAGCTCTATTTTCTTCTCTTGTTGCTTTTCTGTTAGCTCTGTTTTCTTTTCTAGCAGTTTGTCTGTTAGTTCTGTTTTCAACTCTAGCTTCTTTTTTAGTTTTAGCTACCTTAGGAGTTACCTTTATTTCCGCAGTTTTTTCTACTTTTGGTTTAGAAGATTTTACACTTTCCGACTTTACACTTTCCGACTTTACAGTAGATATTGCTTTAACTTTAGGCTTTTTTGGAGTAGCATCCCAGTTGCCTGATTCTTTAAAAGATTTAGTTTGTCTTTTAGCCTCCTTTATATAATCAGCTTTTGACATGTTAGCATACCTTTTGGTTTTCTTTGCTTTTTCATAAGCCATATCGTAAGAAACTTTTGGCCCATTAATCTTGCCTCTAGAACCAGATTTGGTATATAATGCTTTTTCCTTAGAATAAGGTGTCATTGATATATCACCAGCTGGCGCTGGTTTAGGCCCTTCTACTTGTTTCGCCATTGAGGGGTTTTTCTTCATGGGTACGCCCATCGCTTTCAACAAAGGGTTAGTCATTCCTCCTTTGGTAGTCTTTTGAATCTTTGCTGTAATCGGAGTACAGCCTTTTTGTTTGTATGCCATCTTATTTGTTTTTATATGGTAATAATTTATTTAATGCTTCTTTTCTTTGCGCACAGCCACAACCGCCTGGTATTTTATCGGCTAATCTTTTTATACCAGTTGCTTTAGTAAATTTTTCTATTGAGTCTCCTAGTCCTTTTGATTTCATAATATTAACAGTTCCATCTCCTTCTAGCAGCCTTGCCTCT